TCAATGATATCTGACGAGATTACGCCAGATCTTTCCGCTTCGGCTGTTTCGGTGAGACTCCATCTCCATTTCTTCTCCTCTCTCGTCACCTTTATTTCAATTGCCTTTCTCAACTCATTAATTTTTTCAGGGTCAAAGAAAAATTCCGTAAGGACATCTTCAGCCCAAGGCATATCTGCATCTTCGGGTTCTACTCTCTTAAAATCAAACTTTTTCCCAAGCAATTCTATTTGATAAGTACGAATCTTTTTATCGTTATTCACTTTGTTGTTCCCTTCGGTTAATTTTTATCAACGCCATTCCGTCTTAGTGTTATTTTCCACCCCCTTTCTATTGTATTAATGTGTAAATATCTTTAGCTTTGCTTCGCCATCCACTACATAGCCCACATGAATCACACTGCACATTTTTTGTGTAGTACGCACATTGGACTACATCCTGCTCGACCTTGCTGGATTGGATCTCTTTGAAATCTTTAATAACCCAGAACGTTCTCCATTGCATAGCTTTGGCTTGTAAATATTCTTCCAAGCTATCAACTGATGCCATTAGAAATTCTGAATATGCATGGTCTACCGATTTCCACTGATGCGTGTAACCTGTACCCCCTTTTGCCTTCATTGTTTTTGGGTTTATATGAAGGCTAATCAGCACTTCTATGGGTATAAAGGCAGGATCACCATATGCACCCAGTCGTATGGGCCATTTTTTCTGCACAGATATATCACTGATATCTTCTGGCGATTTAAATGGTGCGTCCTTGCCTAGTTTCCACATTGTTGTCAACCAAACGAGCGTGACATAGCACGTCCCGTCCCTGAGTGAGCAGTCACCACATACGGCTGTATCTAATCCTTTTTTCCATGCCTCAAGCGGGCTCATGTCCTGCCTAAGAATGTATATCTGGATCATAACGCCCGTTTTTCTGTTTGCTGACGGGGTTTTGACACACGATGCAAGCGCAAATATTGGTGCGCCATCGTAGGGACTTTTCCCTTCCCATATACGGTAACTGTTCAGCAACTCTCCCAAGTTGTGTCTTTTCATGTTCTTTTCTCCAGTTGAACGTATCTTCAACCTTATTTTTCGTCTTGTTTTAATCTGCGTGAGGAAATAACAATCGCCCCCTTCTCTGATTGATCCTCAATTTTTATTCCACCGATATGAATGATGTCCAGTTCGGTGAAAGATTTGACATGCTCTATTTGCACATCATCACTTCCAAGAACTGATTTCACAGCGAGTTTCACGCCTTCTACTAAATCTTTTTGGTTCATGATTTTTTCCGTCTCCTATACGGCTATTTCATTCCATTGGCTTGGGCTTAAATCTATTACTTCCATGCCCATAGTTTCCATCTCAGTTGAGCGGTCATAGCTTATGACTTTTTCTGCTGTGGCTGTAACAGCATTAGCAAGACTCCACTGGTTATACGCCTCACCTTTAATCAAACTTTCCAGTATTGAGCCCTTCTCATTTTCGCTCGCACCCAGATGCTTTGACAGTTTTTCCACTGTTTTTATTGGATCTTTGAAGTCCTTGGTCACAGCCTCATCGTATTTTTTAAGAGTTTCCAGCATGGATGCCTCTGTCAACGCATGATCTACTGTATCCCTGAGTTTCAGGAATGTTGCATTGTCGTCGGCTCTTCTGGTTTCGTCTTTATAAACAACTTTATTGTTATCAGACTCCACTGTTTTTCCAACGTGATACCTGCTGAACTCTTTACCTACGATCATCAGGTTAGAACACCAACTTGACAGCGTCATGCTTTTAACCTGAAGTGATCCTGCTCCTACTTCGGAGTTAGAAATCGTGATACCCCACAGAATTTCGTCATTTTTTGCTCGGCCCATTTCGTTTCCTGTACCCCAGTTAACCTTACCTTTTAGTTTTGGGTCTACCATTTTTATGTAGAATCTCGTATCTGTGATTTCACTTGACACGACATCTACATTTTTGGCTAGGATAATTGGATGTATTGCTTTATAAAGCTCCCCATTATCCAATGGGCGGTATCTATCTGAGACAAATGCCCTTGCTTTTGTTCCCAGTGTGCGGATAAAACGATCCTTGTCATTTTTCTGGAGCCAAGTCTGGGCACTTTTTTGCAACAATTCTGGAGCATCTATTTGCATTTTTCTGTAGTATGCATAGGGAATCCCCAGAAACGTCGCGATTTGCCTACTCATGTGTGGAGTTATAGTGAAAAATCCTACCCCATCAATCAGCAACTGGTCGCTGTTTGTAACGGTAAGATTATTGGTGTTCACCTTATAGTCCTTTTTTGCAATGTCTTGAGCTTCGATTTTTTGCTCAAGTACATCCAAACTTCTTACACCTTGAGTTTGTAGTCCTACTCTCATTGTTAATTCCTTTTCTGCAGGAGTTACCTGCATGAACTAATTTTTAGACAGTTCCGACATTTTTACTTTAAGCATCACCCCTTTCATTGAAATGATTGATTTCAAGACATCTATCTTTTGCCTGCATGCACTGGTTACAATCAAAACGTGAACATGTCATGAGATGCCTATGCTCTAAATCGTGGTGATCTTCTGCAGTGATTACGTGATTTTTTACTTCGCCCACTTTGAGCCTCCTTTTTAGTTACTAATTACTACAATGTATATGTGATAATTTCTGGCTATCAGCGCATCCTTGCCAACCATCGTGTACAGGTAGATCAAAAGAATTGAGTACCTGAGACACACTTGATACGCACTTGTCTCTGTTATTGCAACACACCAAATTGCCATGTTCATTTAATAAGTTAATTATCCTCAAAGCAATGTGAGCATTTATCGGTGAATTTTTTCCCAGAATGTCTGATCCCCGAATCAAATCCATTAAGTGTTTGAGACATTTTTGCTCAGACGCACTTAGTTCACTTTCATCAGAATGAACTTCGCGTGTCTTATATTCAATACTTACTTTAATTTGCTTATACTCCATTTTTTAACCTCTCTTACTTGTTTGTTTAATATATTCGCGTCCAATATTGTTGTGATCCCGACCCGTACATCCCGCATTTAGATTCGCCAACTTTTGCCGTCATAAGAAATTTATAAAACTCAGGAAACTCAACATCAACATCACCTTGACCCGTCCCAAAGTTATCTAGTATGTCTTGAAGATCATAAACTTCAAGAACATCACTATCTTCCGAATCGGCAGGTTCAAGCCACCAATTCCCCTGCGTTGTATATGTTACAAATTTGTTGTTCATTTTTTAACTTCCTTTTTTGCTGGGCAATAGATCCTTATCACCATGCACATGCAGTCTGAGCGGAAAATTTAGGTGATGACTGCACAAGCCATAGCTGTGTAATGCAGGCATGTTGCACCACTTACTTTTTTCGCGTCTCTGAGCACGATTTACAGGAAAATCAATCCCATTAGTTCGTTTTTGACATTTTTCAGATTTCATAATGTCTCCTTTTTGCTAGTGTTTCATCTTCAGACTTGTTCAACATGGACACAACCCAACCACACAACCCAATATCCATGGACACTTGGGTATATTTTTACGCATATACCAGACGATTTTGATTCACATTATTTTCTCCATTGCTTGAAAGCATAGTGTTTAATAAACATATAATTATTTTCGCCTTGCCATACAACTCCTATAACCCTGTTACAGAAGTTACATTTAGCCGTTTTAAATCCACCATTATTCCCGTAAACATTGCTTGTCTCTATATTGCTACCATGACATTCAACATGCAACGCACCTCTAAACGGTTGATTTTTGTATGTGATTTTTTGTGTCATTTGCTACTCCTTTTTATTTTTGTGCAGGTAATTCCTGCACGATTAATACGTTCTCGTTATTCGTGGCATAATGTTTCCGTTTTTCTTGTCGCGCCTTAGGCTAAATCGTTTTAATTTTGGTGTGGTATCTGGAACAAAACGCAGTGCCATCCATGCATAAAAGTTTTTATCTAATGAGTCCATGTACTCCGCTGATTTTTCTGATTCATTCAGTGGGCATGATTCGTGATTCTTGATATTTTGGCACCTGACGCGTGGTACATTTCCTAGGATATTGCATCTGTAAATTGTTCTCATTAGTCTCTCTTTTCATGTCCTACTACTAGTATATAACAGGTATACCCTAGAGTCAATGAGTTATACGTGGGGTTGAGTACACTTATTTTTGAGTTTTCCTAGTTTTTGAGTTTTTATCTACATGCAGGAAACCCCTGCATATACTTTTCTAGTTTTTGAGTTTTTCTGGCTCAAAATTTTTCTAGTTTTTGAGTAATAAATTTTTCTGAATGCAGGAAGCTCCTGCATAAAAAAAACAAAAAAAATATCAAAAATTGGGCAAAAAAAAAGACAAAAAAAAACCCCAACTACCACGCCATTAGCGTAATAATTGGGGTTTAATTAATTGGCTAAACCTTTAAGGGTTTCGCACATTGGGATTGATCTTTATTATTGGTTATCACACCGCATAATATCGACGTTATCCCATTGGATGTTTTATCTTTAGACACGTAAACATTACCATGTCGCGTATTGTGTGCTTTAACTTCACACTTCGCCAGTACGTGTTGATCCATGAACTTGTCAAACTTGGAAGCCTTAGACTTGGCTAGCTTGTTAGCTTCCTGCACGCGTTTGTTATTATCTTCAACGCGTTTAGACTTCTCAGTCTGTTTAGTCTCTCCGCCGGTCTTCCGTTCAACCTGTTCGGCATAATCTGCAAATATCACAAACTTAGCCGGGTTAAACTTCTGAACCTTTAGCCATTCTTTACCAGATGTGTTAAGTTCTGGCGTCGTGTAGCGTGTCGCTGAACTTGTATCTTTAACACAATGGAGCATGAACTTAGAAGCATGTGTTGCGAATGTGTCATTATGTCGTCCATTACTTCCTACGTCATTTATCTCTAACGCGTTGCAGATGTAATGAACTATTTGATGAGCACATGACGCAACTATGGCATCAATTCCCATTCCCAAAACTGCCGGAGGAATTGTTACCTCTAAACGTTTCTCGCCATTGATCGTAGTCCATTCCGGCGGATTATTCCATATCCCACACCAAGTTGGTTTCAAGTGTGCGGGTCCAATGGTAGGAACTACACCCTTGCTCTTAGTCTTGGCTAGGAATAAATCCGCAGTAGGTACAGACTTGGCTACATGCTGAACATAGCTAAATAGCATTCTCTCTACTTCTTCCAGTGCTGGGGATAACTGGGTTATCGTAAGCAATGGTGTGGGGTGCAATTGGTACTGATCAACCTCTAAGGCTGAATTGATAAGAGTATTACTCTCATCAGCTTTAACCAATCGAATTCCATTTAATAAAGAATCTACGCTATTCAGTTTTGTATTCTTAGCTTTCAATTTCTTAACCTTTTACTTATGCAGGAGTTACCTGCATGATTGTTTTAAATTACCTCTATTTATATTTTCTTATGGCATCCAGTAACGCAGTAATCGCGCTACTGTCCTTATTTATTGAAGCCGATTAATTCCATTTGGTTAGGAAGTTTAAGACTTCAAGGGCATTTATCTCAAATTAGCTCTTCAATCTAAGGTTGTCGGCTTAGATCAGCTTCACAATAGCCCCTACCCACTATGCTACTAAATGGGTACCCCAAGTCAATACCAATATAACCTATTATATCCCAATTATTAGCCAATTTAGCCGATATCTCACATATACGCGATATATGCGCGTTATATTGATAGTGCGCGTATGCCCATGTGTGGGTTAGGAATGCTTCCACGCGAATACAATCATGAATTGAAAAGCATTCCAAAACTTCGCGCCGATAAGCGAGGGGGGGGCTTCTTCTTTTTCATGTGTACCCCTCACAGTGCTGAGTTATACACACACTATTTCGTATAGTTACACACAGTGTGTAAGCGTTTTTGAGATTAAAAAGGTGCTATAAAGTGGGAGTGTGTGTAAGCGTGTGTAAGAATGTGTGTAAGGAAATGTTATATCCATAAAGGCGTTACGACACACACTGCCCTGAAAGGGATTGTCAGTGGGTGGAGTCTCGTGTGCGTGTGCGTAAGAGTAGCGTTAAAGCGTTATAGTGTTAGCGTGATACACAGAAACACTCGTTGTTAGAACACTCGTGTTTTAGTGTATAGGGTGAGGGTTGTTAGGGAGAGGGATTATGCGGTGGTTAGGAATTTGTGATAAGTTTTATTGATGGCAAAAGGATATGACAAAATTGAATATCGTGTGAACAGTGCGCTCCCTGAATGGAAGGAGTGGCCCCGAAGGTTGAGAAGGGTATATGCAAGTCTTGAGGATTGGGGATCTTCCGATGTTTGCATCAAGGACATGGTTGAACAGTGGGGATGGAAGTATGAGCAGATAACCAATCTTATCGAGGCTACCTCTACTTTCAAGGATTCCCTCAAGAGTTACAGGGATTCTGGTGACTACCCCAAGAAAGACGGATGGAAGAAATCTATAACAACCTCACAGTTAAAAAGTGTCTACATCAGGGAAGGTGAGCTCGCTTCATACGCAATGCTCGAACAAGATCCAAAAGCAATAAATTTCCACAGAGATATTGTCGATAAAAACGGAATGCTCGATCTTTCAGAACCCTACTACGAACGACGAGATATAAAATCACACACAAAATGGGCAGAACAGGAAGATGCAAGAGAAGATCCCGTATCCAACGATTCAGGTCTTGCATCATTTAAAATTAGTTAATGGTACTTTGTTCCTTTCAGATGAACTCAACGGAACAACGGAACAACGGTTACCGGGTATGAAAGAGGGAGTGGAAATAATAAATGCCATATACCCCACATGAACATCAGCTAAAACTTCACCAGTCAAGTGCAAAAATAAAATGGAACCAGACAGGACGACGAGGCGGTAAGACACGATCAGCACTTGAGGAAGACTTGGCTGTCATCGAGGAACTCTCACGACAATATGTTGTCTTCCCAAATCAACCCGGAGTACAAACCGCAGAAGAGGCAAGGCTCGTACCAGCAATACACTGCTGGACTGTCGCACCAACAAAAGCACAGATGTATCAGGTCTGGAACGAAATGCAGGCGTTTATTCCCGAACACCTAGTCTCAAAGACAAACCCATATCGCGAAAACAGAAGAGGCGGAGGAAGAGGATCAGGCTTCAAGGAAGATGCACTTCACGTATGGCTCGTATTTAAAGATAAAGACGGCAGATGGCTGACAGGCGATGACGGGAAACCAAGACCACGACCCATAATCTTCTGGGAACTAAAATCAGCAGATAACCCTGAATCACTACAAAGTGTCGGTCTCGACTTTCTCCATGTGACAGAAGCTCAGGAAATAGCAGAGGTAGGATGGAACAAACTTAGACCAACACTCTCATCTCCCGGTAGAGCCGGAAGAGCACTCGTCGAGGGAATCCCACCCGTATCTCCCGGTCACTGGTTCGCAAGAAACTTTAAACGCGCCAAGGAAAAACCCTCCTCAAGAAGAGAAGCGTTCACTTGGACAGCATTTGATAACCCACTTCTCACAGAAGAACAAAAAGAAGAAATCATGGAAGATAAGGAAACCATGCTTGAGGATGACTGGAATCGCCTCTACATGGCAATCCAGCCGGAAGGGATAGGAGCGTTCTTCAGGAAAGTTGATAAAGCATCAGTCGGAACAGAACTGTTAAGACCTAAACCCGGTGAGGAATACGTCGCGGGTCTTGACCTTGGACGATCAAGTGACGCAACCGTGATAATAGTCAAGAACAGGAAAACACGAGAATCAGTCTCTGCCACAGAACTGCTAAAAACAGACTGGACTATCCAGATGGAAGTTATCAGGACAGAGGCAAGAAGATGGAACCTGAAACAAATCATCATGGACTCGACAGGTCTTGGTGGTCAGTTCGCAAGAGACATAATGTACAACGAAATGCTCCAAGAAGGCATCCCAGTGATAGCTTTTAACTTCACACCTGTGTCAAAATACCATGATCTGTTCTTGCCTTATCGGATTGCACTCGAACATGAACAGGTTACATTTCCAGAAAACTGGACTAAACTATCCTCACAGCTTATGGACATATCACATAAGGAAACTGTAAACAGAGGACATGTCTTTGGAACTATTTCAGGAAAACACGATGACTGGGTAGACGCAGAGGCGTTAGCCTTGTACGGATGTGATCCTGTAGAGTATGCTCAAAGAAAGCGGACAAATAAATCTTTTAGCGGTGCCGAACCACTAAGACCTCTCAATACCATGCGTAAACGCAAAAAGGGGAAACTCTTTCAGGGTGCAAGGGAAGAGCGTTACAAAGAGGTACTTGACGAGATTGATATGGTTATAAACGGCGAACATGTAAAAATATAAGAGTAAATATGGTTTCTTCCTATCTTAACGGTGCTACCGTCAACTCGATGAAACAAACTGTCTCTGATGAGAACATCGCACTTGAGCGTTCTCCAATATTCTCAGAGCCAACTCTCTCCCTTGAATGGATAGAGTCAGAACTAAGCAGGGGAAGAATGAAGTTCTCCAAGTTCTGGAGAAAATGTCAAACCTCAGATGAATTTATAAAGAGTGACTTTGATTTCCCAGTCACAGAAGACGGGACACAGATCAGGCTTGGAACAGCACACTCCACTGTAAAGACACTCACCGATCACATCACACCACCATTTATAGATATTACGGTTCCACCTCCCGGCCCCAGAGGTCAGGCAAGGGCAGAACGCATAGAAAAATTCCTGCGAGGTGCAAATCACAGACTCGAACAGGATACTCCCACCCGGAGAATTATTAATTTCCACATGGCATCCTACGGTGTTGGATGGGAAAAGACAGAGTTCGCAGGAAATCGATGGGCAGAATTTCCAGAACCACCGGATGACACCGGAGACGTATCACGATATAAAGAAGAACTCGAAGAGATAATGCAGAAACGAGCTATATCATGGCCCGTTGTTGCGAAAGCCGTAAATCCACAACAATGTATCTGGGACACTAATAACCAGTACAACCCAAGATGGCTTATCCATTTCTGGGATGTTGAGGCAACTTGGATACATGCTCACTTCCCCGGATGGGAAGGGCCGAATGATGGAGTTGTGCAGTTCATAGAAGTATGGACGCACTCTCAGGTTGCATATATCTCAGAACAGTCATGGGTCATGAAACCTAGAAAACATGGATACATGACACTTCCGTGGACTATGTACTGGCCCCAGACAGGACTTGTCACTTTAGGAAATAAACCCGAAGATCTGTATCGCGGAATACTCGATGGCAATTTCGACATGATCCGCGCAGAATCACAACTTGCATCTCATTACATAGATATAGTCAATAAGTCCGCATGGCCTGTTACTAATTTCCAAGGGCCACCGGGCATGACCGAAGAAGTACAGTCAGAATACGATCAGGCACCCGGTTCAAGAAATAACCTTCCACCACAGGTATCAGTGGAAGTACAAAGAGTTCCTGAACCACCACAGTCAATACTCGTGGCAAAAGGTATGCTCGATGAAGCCCTCGAATCTAATACTGCACCAAGCGTGACAAGAGGACAGCGTCCGACTGGATCAGCATCAGGATATGAGACAGCCGTACTCTCAGGGATCAGCCGACTTAACTTTGCCGCATACGTTGATGGATCTCAAAGAGGTCTTCAACATAGAAACGAGATCATATTAAATATCGTCCAGTATGTAATCAGGGATCGGATAACCGTCTGGGGACAGACAGAATCAGGTTCCGTTGACGCGACAATATCGCCAAAAGATATTAAGGGTCATGTTGTTAATTTCGTACAACTTAACCCAACCGCACCAGAAGAAAGGGAAAGAACCCTTAATCTTTGGTCAGCCAAGTGGCGAGAAGGATTCGTGGATCATGACACAGCATTGCGTGAGGCAGGAGTCTCAAACGCACATGAGGTACAGGCAAAACTTCTTGCGGAAAGATTCCTGCAGTCCGAACAGATTCAGGGTCTGCTTGAAGGAATGGCCGCGGCACGAGTTCCACTCTTACAGAATATTATCGAGGCGGCTGGAGTCGCAGGCGGTGAGGCATCTAATATAGCGTCAAACATACTGAATACTCAGGGAGCAACACAACTTCCAAACGCTGGAAACTTCCAGCAGGGTAATCAGGCAGGCACAAGACCACAGACACCCGGAACAGGTGTACCCACAACGACGAGACCTGTAATGCCGGGATCAATAGGTGAGGCAGATCTTGTTGGACGGCAGATAAGTAGTCCTGCACGAGACGGTAGCAGGCGTGTTCCGACATCACAATTACCACCGGGATTAATGAGATAATGGCAAGAAAAAGAAGTACACAACCAAAAAATGTTATTGAACAGGCTGTTAATCACTTTGATGAAACAGTAAAGCGATATCTTGAGTCGATACCAAAACAGATTCAGGACGCAGAGATTAATCCGCCACATGGTAGCGAAAAGCAACACTTGCGTCCATTTAACCAGACAAATCCATTTGGAGGAATCTAATGCCCACTTATACGCTTACAGTACCTACATATCTTAGAGAGTATTTCACAAAACAATCTGACGGGTCTGCGGCCCCAAGAATTACTGTTAATGCGGCTAATCAAGAAGATCTGGTAAAACAGCTTCAAGCGTTCTATCCTGATATGACAGTAGAAGATCTAATAGATCCCGCAAAGATGTGGTCAATGTCTATCTCTTCCGGTGGGCATCCTATTGATGAACTGGATGAAATAAGATGGCAATCCGATCCACCTTCAACAAAAGATCGGATAGCAAAGAGAAAACAGTTTCTGGAAGCCGCATTAAGCGAATATGAAGAGATGATAAAAGGCGGCAAGCGTAAAAGCATATCAGGACTATTGCCGGGTCAAATGCTTGAGGTTCGGAATTTGGGTGGTAAAGGATCAACGGTTCTTGGTATTAACCGACCTAGTGATGTAGGAGGATATTCTAGTAGAGACCCAAGAAGTTGGGTAGATTGGCTTGCTGAAACCACCGCAAATTTAAATGAAAGTCAATTTAAAGCACGGTTTCCTCAGCTTGATGTGTTTTTAAAGGAACAAAATCCATCCTATTATGAACAGTATTATGGTGGTATGAGTACCATGAATCCGTTATACGAGGGAGATGTAACGGATTCATCAATGTTAAAAAATTACGCAGAAGAACTTGCAAATGCAGGCTTCCCCCTTACGGAAGCACAGCAAAAGGTGTTGGATAAATATACTCAAATGCTGGATACTGCGGCAATAGGTAGCGGCTATACCGAGAACATAACTCCTGAAGGTAGCACCATAACTCCTGACGTCAAGATGAACCCTGATATTTATACTCCTAACGAGGTAACAAAGAAACTTTCTGAGGAAGAGATCGCGGCACACGCATTTAAAGGCGACCTCTTGAATATGGAACAAATAATAGACGCTTTCAAGTCTGCATTCCCAGACGAGGCTATGACTTATGACGAAGAAGGCGTACAGACTCTGCATCCTTACCTAGCGCAAATGTTTGCTCTTGCAAGTGGACAACAGGGATTTCTGAGTAGCTATCAGCTAAAACAGATCGAAGCAGATATGGTTCTTCAGAAAACGCAGTATCAATTTGATCGACAGTTTGATATAGCAATGCAAGAAGGAATAACAGCCGCTCAAGTTACTAGCATTCAGGCTGAGGCACAAAAAGCAATTGCCATTGCCAATCAAAATATAGAACAGGCTCGTTTTAATGCACAGATAGCGATGGAAGAAACCAGATTTGAGTTGGAGACGCTAAGAGGTACTAACGAACATGCTCAAATGATGGCACAGCTTGCGAATACGGCTGAAGAGCGCAGAAATGAATTTGCTATTGCAGGGCAACGCTTAGCCACAGAAGAAGCTATAGCTGAAACTGGAGCCGCAACAACACCATTCGGGTATCTCGATCAGGCGACAACACCACAAGGTAGAGAGCAGAGAATAGAAGATATTCAAAAGGTTTTGGCGGCAGAGGGTCTTGCAGGAGCATCACCGTTTGGCGCACTTGCCGCAACTCCTTTTCAAGAAGGTTTTGCTCCAGAAGATCCTAATCTTAGATGGCAGACAATTGCTGACATTCAACAAGCACAAGCCGCAACAAATCCGTTTGGTGCCTTACAGCTTGGGCAGGGTATGGAGGACATCAGCACGATTCTGCGTGGTGGTTTAACGCCAGAAGAACAACTGGCATTTGCTCGTTCTCAGGGTAATCCGTTTGGATTTAGCCCCTATCAACAGATATCTCTTCAGGAATCACTTGCAAGAGGTGGATTATCTCCTCAACAGAGACTTGCTGAAATTCAAGCAACAGGTTCTCCACAGCAAATGGCTAATATGTTGAACTTTATAGGTAACCCGGCGGCTGTTGGGTATGCTACCCAAACTGGTATGTTGCAGGATATAGCAGATAGCCCAGCAGGGAATATCCCTGCATTTGCCGTTGGATTGAACAGACCACAAGTTCCCCCGACAGCTTCTCCTGCTCCTCCAAATCCAACGACTGCTCATCTTGCCGATTTAAGTGCGTCAGAGCGGGGGTTCTTGGAGGGACAATACGCCGCACTAGGTAAGGTTCCAGATGACCTGTACTCAGAAGCAGAAGCTCGTACACCAAAAGGGACACAACCATTTTAGGGGGTCGAATTGGTTAACTCTTATAGTAGATTTAGAGAGAAGCAGGAAAGAAAAGCTAAAGAGCGCAGGAAGCGAATCGAAAGAGCACGTATTAGGAGATTAGCGCGTGAAGCACAATCTTTGCCTCAACCTTATACTGAGCCTTCACTTACTCCTTTTATCCCTTCTGAAAGACAGGCTGAATTTGAAGCACAGCGGACTGCACAGACTACGGCACGAACCCCTTTCGGTGGCGAAGTAAGTATTGGTGCACCTGAAGGGGCAAGAGAACAACGCAGAAAGCCAGAGTTTGGTTCTTGGTGGGGATCAGGAATTACAGAAGGACTGGCTGGAACAGGAATTGGAGCTCTTCTAAATCTTCAAAAAGGAATTGAAACTTTTGGCGGTGTCTCGACAGCTACAGCTACCAGACTTACTCCCGGCGAACAGCCATTTGAGAGAAATGTTAGAGAAATACTTGAAGAAGAAAAATATAAAGATAGATACGCCGCTACAGATCTAGCAGGACAGGCACAGGTTCTTGCAGAGGCTTTCCGTAGAACTGATATGCCGGCATGGGTATTGGATCTTCCGGGGGAAGGAATAAAGCTCCCCGGTGGGAGAACTCTTAACGAGATAGATATTGGAGTGAAAGGTTTAATAGAACTTATTCCTGACGCACTCTTTACAATTGCTACTCTTGGGGGTGGCGCAGGGTTAGTTGGTGTAAAAGCAGGGGCGACAGGAGCGGCGAAAGGGATAAAGGCAGGGGCAAAGGGAGCGATAATTGGAACAGCAAAAACTGCAGGAACTATTGGATATCGGACTCTGGGATTAGATATTCCTGTAGGTGGGGCTAAGGCATTAAGTAAACGAATTAGAAGGGTTAGCGGGCCAGATGAGATAAGGGCATTTACCCATCCTTCTAAGAAGATGGTTGCTGATACTTCATTTACTACTGAACGAACAGATCGGATGACGATAGCTGAAGTAAGGCAGGCAGTTAACAGGTTGCCTAGCGGTTTAAAAGGTGCAATATCTGGGATAATGTCAGCTATCAGTCCTGCGATTCTAATTGATGCAACAGGCAAATCTAAATCGTTTGTTGACAAACTTAACAGGGCTGTTCTTGGCAGATTAAATTCTTATTCTCTTATTGCAGGATCTGTAGAGATTAATTTAGCAACTTTTGTTAACAAATTAGAAACGGCTGGTCTTGGTGGTCTAGACGCCGTCCCTCAATCACCAAAAACACTTGATATAGGAGAACGCATTGGACATATCTTAGGTAAAGCTAAAAGAACAATTACGGGGCAAGAGGAACAAAAATCTATTTTTAATGTTGATGATCGCGGAATAATAATCATGTCAGATGTAGAAGCAGTAAATGGCAAAGTATATGTAAATGTAATGCAGGATTTTTTCAAGAATGATTTCGATACTATCCGTAAGGCAGATGAGGGTGGGTATATCAAGAATACAAGTGCTATTAGAATCGAAAGAGCAGACGATGGTTCATTTAAAAGATTTGTAATTAAACGAGACGGGAAGTTCACAGAAACTGCAGAAACCAGACTTGCTACCTTTATGAGAATCTATCTTGAAGATGGTATAGGGGGAATGGTAAAGCATTACGAACACCATGCAGGTCATCTTGTTGCACAAAGAGTTGAAGAACTTGCAAAGATGAGATTCATAGATGGGAAATATGCCCCACAAGTTCCGAGATATTCGGGAGAAGGCGGTGAAACTGTAAATTTCTTTGACGAATTAAACGGCATGGCGGGAAGTTTATTACCGGGTGACAAAAGAAGACAGTGGAAATCTAGGTCTTATTGGGGAGACAATCTTCAGGAAGCAGTTGAAAAAGGAAATATGGCTTATGTAGGCCCAATGGAAGCT